GGGACATTACACAAAGAAGAGTTTGCCCTATTGTAAGATATGTTCCGAAGAGCCATTTACAGAATCTAATGGGGAGAACTTTATAAAAGAAATTCCTAAGAAGAAAACATCAAAAGAGTATTACAGAGAAAATAGGGAAAGAATAAATGCATACCAAAGAAAATGGTATAGAGAGAACAAAGAACACGTTATAAAGTATCGCGAGAAAAATAAGGATAAAATATTAATGTATAGTGCGAGGTATCGCAAAAAAAAGAAATTGTTAGCAAAAGAGTAGTTTTTAATTGATTTGTATTTTGATTTATGATATAATGTCAGTATTCGGGTTGTGATGTGAGTGGGAACTGCATACCTACAAAAATTGAGTAGAGGGTTCAGAGGGTAGGTAGGTTTTATATGGAGATACGATTTTTACATTTATTTATATTTGTTATTATTAGAAGAGCATTAAAAAAGCTAAAAAGTTATGACAGAAGAAGTAAAAAATTTTGAAAAACAAGAAAATAACAAGCCAAAAAGAGATGAGAAAGGTAGATTACTACCGGGAAACACTGCTAATATAAGTGGCAGACCTAAAGGAACAAGAGACTGGAAGACTGACTTTAACGAAGCTATCCGAGTAATAGCAGAAGAAACGGGGAATACAATCTCTGAGGTAAGAACAGCAATACTTGTTAGAGGAGTATCAGAAGCAAAGAAAGGTAATTTTAATTTCTGGAATCACATAGTAGAAAGAGAATATGGTAAGATAAGACAAGGCATTGACTTTAAAGACCAGACAGAATATAGTAATAATAAGTTACATGAAATATTGAAAAATGCCAAACCAGAGCAAAGAGAAAAAGTTATTGGATTGCTTGGGCAACTTATCGAGGAAGGAGATAATGGAGACGATATATCAAGTGGATCTAACGAGACTGATAGAGGAGCAGATATATCAGAAGATTCCAAAGATGAAGGATTGGAAACTGGGAAATCTGCATCGTGATTGGAATGAGTATCTTTTAAAATATCAAGGTTTAAATATAAAAGCCCCGAGATCGCACCTTAAAACATTTTTCTTCTTTGAAGCGTTAGCTTTAAGAGAGTGTAAACATAAACCCGGAACAGAGGTTAAGTATTTTACAGGAGGAGACAGTATGGCAATAGAGAAGCTAAATCACATTAAAGACCTTGCTACATTGCCTTATTTTAGAAGTTTATTAAAGGGTTCAGATATAAATAATAGAACAGAGGTGCGCTTTGGAAACGGCAGTAAGATATTCACTCAAGGATTTGGAGGAAAGACAAGAGGAGGACATCCTGACTATATCATATTAGACGATGTAATAGATTCGCAGGTTATTTACTCAGAAGAAGCTAATAGAAAGGCAAAAGAGAGATTAGCAACAGAGATACTGCCAATGGCAGAACCTCATACAAAGATAATCATAGTAGGAACACTACAAAGAGAAGATGACATATATTCAATTGATTTTTCAAGGTTTTCAGACTTTAAGTGGATTTCAAAGAGTTATGATGCAATAGTAGATGAAGAAAAGCAGATTACGATCTTCCCAGAGAAGTGGGATTGGGAAAACCTAATGGCAAAGAAAAGAGAGATAGTAGAGTTTGCAGGAGAGAAATGGTTCAATAAGGAGTATCGTAACACAGCAGTTAACCTTTTAGGCGAGATTATTCGTCCGGAATGGAAGAGAACCTATAAAACAGTGCCAGAAGGATTAGGCATTTATATAGGATTTGATTTAGGAGTAGGAAAAGACATAGACAAAGGAGATTATTCTGCAGGGGTGGTATTTGCCAAAGACAGAGATAACAATATTTATATTTTAGATGTTTGGCGAGAAAGAGTAGATTTTGCAAAGAGAATAAGAAAGATAATAGATACGGGAAATCAATGGAGACCTATAAGACTAGCGATAGAAGATAATATCTTTCAGGCAGACACAGTTCAAGTAGCAAGAAGAAACTGTGATGTAAATATAGTAGGAGTAAAGACTACAAAAAATAAAATAGAGAAGTTTAATCAGATGCTAGTGCCTCTGTTTGAAAATGGCAAAGTGTTCTTCAAAGAAGGCGATGAGAAACAAGAGCTTTTATGGAGAGAACTATGTAGCTTGCCAAGAGGGAAATATGACGATCAATGTGATGCTCTATGTATAGGATTAGATGGTCTTCTTTCAAGGGTCGTCCCCACTATTGAGTGGTTTTAAATAAAATTAATTAATACTAAGGATATGGAGTGAAAAACCCAATTACAAAAGTTATAGACTTTTTCAAAAAAAAGAGTTATTGGACTTCTCTTAGTGGTTTTTTTAATAAAGATGAAACAAGCGCAACAGACAGCAGGGATTATTTAGATGCTTACAATTCCTGTTTTTTAGTTTATTCTTGTATTAGAAAAATAGCAGAGAAGGTAGCCAATACAGAGTTCAAGCTTTACAAAGTAGGTGCAAGAGAGATTGCTGAGGTAGAGAATCATCCTATGCTTGATTTATTAGCACAGGTGAATCCCTACACTACGAAGTTTGAAATGCTTGTTCTTACTCAAACATATTTAGAGATATTTGGTAATGCTTACTGGTTAAAGGTAAGAGGAGAGAGGTCAAAGAAACCTCTTGAGTTATGGTCATTAAGACCAGAGTGGGTAAAAATCATACCCGGCGAAGAGGAAATGATTGCAGGTTATGAGTATAGACAAGGAGGTGGAATACAAAAAGAGTTCTTTCCTGTGGAAGATGTTATCCACTTTAAAGATCCAAACCCAAAAAGCACATTATACGGAATGTCAGAATTAGAGCCAATGATGGATATTATTAGGTGTCTTGTTTATTCTACTAGATGGAATAAAAACTTTTTTTATAATAACGCAAGACCTGACTTTCTAATAACAAACAAAGATATCTGGCACGACGATGAGAAAAAGGAGTTTGTAAAGAGATGGGAAAGCAGGTATGGAGGGATAACCAATGCTCACAAGTTTGGAATGCTGCAAGGAAATATAGACATTAAAGAGATAACAAGGACAATGAGAGATATGGAGTTTTCCAAGCTTCACGAAATGTCAGTTGATGATATTTTAAGTGGTTTTGGAGTTCCGAGAGCGATAGTAGGGATGAAAGGAATGAACAGAGCAGAAGCAGAGTCCCAAATACATACTTTCTTAGCAGAAACAGTAGAACCAAGAGTTCAATGCTTAATAGAGAATATAAACGAATTCTTAACTCCGGAATATGGCGATAATCTTCATTTAGAGTTTGAAAGCATGGTTCCGGAAGACAGAGAGCAGAAAATAGGGGAATATGCAAGCGCTCTTCAGAATAACTGGATGGTTATTAACGAAGTTAGAGATTTAGAGGGATTACCTCCTTTAGAGGGCGGTTGGGATATTTATATGCCAATGGCAATGATGCCCATTGGAGGAAGAGATGAAGAAGAAAGACAAATTAAAATTGGAGGTATAGATCCAAAGAAATACTACAAACACAAGAAAGACAAAGAACAGCGAATATTGAGAAAGAGAGTCTTAGCAGGAAAGCGAAGTCTTAAATTAAAGACCAAGCTTAAAAAAGAGCTAGTAAGGTATTTCTCTAATAACATTAAAAACTTTCACTTTTCAGAGAAGCAAAAAGAGAACTTCTGGAAAGAACATGCTATGCTTTTAACTACAGATGAGAGGATGTTCGTTCCAATAGTCAGAAGCTTATTTAAATCTCAGGAAAAGAGAGTAATAGATGCTGTAGAATCTCAATTTACAGGAAAAGACATAGTAGGAGAAACAAAAGCGTTAAAATTAAACTGGAGTATTGAAAGAAGGGTATTTGCAGAAGTAGCAATGCCTATCTTTACAGATGTAGTTAAGAGAAGAGGTCAGAGAGCTGCAATACAAGTAGGAATGGGTGCTTTTAATGAAAGAACAAAACCAGTTCAGAGATTTATAGACAAGAAAACATTATTATTCGCAGAACAAGTTAATAAAACAACAGAAAAGAAATTAAAGAAAACTCTTAGTGAAGGAGTAAGACAAGGAGAAGGAGTAGATGATCTCACTAAGAGAGTTCAAGAAATATTTAAAGGTCGTAGAAAATATGAATCAGAAAGAATAGCACGAACAGAAATGCTTCAAGCTCATAACGGTGCTGATCTTGAAGCTTACAAGCAATCAGGAGTGGTAGAAATGAAAGAATGGCTTGCTACGATGGATGACAGAGTAAGAGATGAACACGCAATGATGAATGGTGAAAAGGTTAAATTAAACGAGGCATTCAGCAACGGAGAGCAATATCCGAGTGAACCTAATTGTCGCTGTAGTGTCTTGCCAATAGTCGAATGACAAAATTAGAAATTGTAATACAAATAATTAAAGTAATTATAATGTTAGTAGTTGCATCACTAGCAATCCATTGGATGCTATTTTGCAATACTTGTTTATAAATAAATCTAAGGAAGAAATATGAGCAAATTACACTTAGAAGCACAAGTCAAAGCTCTTAAAGAAGGAGAGTTTGAAGTTGTAGCTTCTACAGGACAACAGGATAGAATGGGTGATAAAATAAATGTTGATGGGTGGTATCTTAAAAATTATAAGAAAAACCCTGTTATTTTATGGGCTCATGATTCCTCAAGTCCTCCAATAGCGAAAGCTATTAAAACATGGGTAGAAAATAAGAAATTAATGGTTAAAGGGCTTTTTGCTCCAACGCCATTTGCCCAAGAGTTAAGAGCTCTTGTAGAAGAGGGATTTTTGAATACAGTTAGTGTCGGTTTTTTACCATTGATTGAAGATGAGAAAGGACAGATAGAAATAGAGGAAAAGATGTATAGGAGAGCAACAGATGAAGAAGTAAAAGATATTAATAAAGGTGTTTACAGAGAGGGTGAGATATTTAAGTATCAAGAATTACTTGAGGTGTCTTGGGTAGATGTTCCTGCATTACCGACAGCGTTGGTAACAGCAAGAGAGCTTGGATTGTCTCTTATGACAAAAGCGCTTGAGAAGATGAGCGAAGATGAGGAAGACACAGAAGAAGACACAATAGAAGTAAAAGATTACATTGATAATAAGATAAAAGAGACATTGGAGATAAGAATTGCTGGTATGGAGGAAGCTATCTTTACTCTAAAGGATATCTTTTCAGATAATCCTGAGATAAGTAAAGCTCCTTCTAAGGTATCAGATAAAGGTCGCACGCAAAATATCAAAAAGAAAAGCAGGAAGTCCGATATGGAACGATTGCTGATTACTTTTGATAAGTTTTGTGAAATATTATTAAAAAAGTTAAGGCAAGAAAGTGAAAAATAAGAAAAAAAGATTAGAGGAAGAGGAAATTGATGAAGATGTTGATGAGGAAGAAGAAGTAGATGAAGAAGAATTAGCAGAGGAAGAAGAAGAGATTGAAAAAGGCATCAGCAATACTATCGATAAAAAGATAGATAAAATTGTTCAAGCCGTAAGAGACAACCCTGTTAGGAAGTCTTATCTCTACAATAAGGAAGAGCCATCAAAGAACAAGTCTGTTTTAGAGATTGATCCCTTTATTAGGCGAAAAAGACCTTTTGTAAAATTATCCAAGCAAATGGATAGTTTTATTAGCGATGTGAGAACTATCGCCAGAGGAGGTTATGTAAAAGCTTTATCTGAAGGGGATGATACAGCTGGAGGTTTCACAGTTCCGGAAGAGTTTCATAACGAAATTATTCGTTATCAAACAGAATCTGCAATTGTAAGACCAAGAGCAAGAGTCTTTAATATGACTCGTGACAGATGGAGAGCTCCTAAGTTAGATCAGAACACTACTACAGATACCGCTCTTACAGGTGGAGAACATTTTTCTGGTGTGCATTTCTACTACACAGATGAAGGCGATACGAAAACAGAATCAGAGCCAAGATTTGGACAAATTGTCCTTGTTGCTAAGAAATTAGTAGGTCTTACTGTTGCTTCTGACGAGTTGCTTGAGGATTCTGCTGTTAACCTTGCTAATTACCTTGTCACATTGTTTGGTGAGGCATTAGCGTATAGGGAAGACTACGAATATCTAAGAGGAACTGGTGTTGGCAGACCTTTAGGTGTGCTTAATGCTGCTGGAACATCTGTTGTTGCTAGGAATACTTCTTCACAGATACTTCTTGATGATGTCCTTGGTTTGTATAGCGAGTTACCTGCTTGGGCTGATAATAATGCAGTTTGGTTAACAACCAAAGCTGGAATGGAGCAATTGTTATGGATTGGTAATACCAATACAACACAAAAAATCCAGTTGTTATTCCCAAGTCTTCAGGAAGGAATACCCGGCACTATGCTTGGTAAACCATTACTCTTAACAGACAAGTTACCTGCTGTAGCATCTGAGGGAGCTATCCTTTATGGTGATTTCTCAAGATACTACATTGGTGACAGAGGAACAATTAAGATTGACTCTTCTATTCATGACAGATTTAGACAAGATGAAACTGTAATTAGGATAGTTAAGAGACATGATGGTCAACCTGCTATCGACAACGCCTTTGCTATATTAGGTGCATAAACATGAGAGACTTAAAGAACAATTCAACTCAAGTAGCTTTAATCCCTGCGAAAAATTATGGGGCATTAGCTGCTACTACGAATCTTACAGCTGTTGACCTAAAAGGCGAAGGAAGGAAATTGTTAGCAATCCTTACTTGTGGTGAGCAAGGAACAGCAACAGCTTCTGTTGTTATTCAGGAAAGTTCTGACAATTCTTCATTTACTACCCTTTATTCATTTGATGCAGTTTCTACCGATACAGTTGCAGTTACTGTAGATTTAACTCCTTCAAAAAGGTATGTTAGAGCAAGAGTAAGTGTAGCAACGACAGACGCAGTTAATCTAGTTGTTTTAGGTCTTACTGGCATTGTTTACAATGAAAGGTATAGACCTTCCAACGTAGCGTAATATGGCTGAAGAAACCAAAATCATAATCTGTAAAGAGGTTAAAGCTGAAGAGGAAGAGGTTAAAGAACCTGAAGAAGAGGTTAAAAAACCCAAGAAGTTCACGAGAAAGAGAAAATAATGCAAGTTTCTGTGTTCTGGCTAGTAGCTACCGGAACGCAGAGACTTACTCAACATGAACAAACAATTAACAGAAGAAGAGTTTAAAGAAGCAGCAATTGAAACGTTGAAAATGCTTCAAAAGGTAAACTTTATTATTAAAAAACAGAGAGAAAGCGAGATAGGGATGGAAATGTTAAAGAGTGTAGGCGAGGAAGCTAAAAAAACAAAGTGTCCTTCAAAAACAATTGAAAGAGTAGAGTTTCCTCAGGAAGGTGGAATGTTGTCTTTTTTAGAGGGATGTGAATATCCTAAAAAGGGATTTGCCTGCTCTGAAACAGTTGAGAACGTAGATGAGGTTAAAAAACAAGCAATGTCTATTGTGAGAGGCATAGAAAGAATAGTAGGTGGAAGTAAATTAAAAACATTATTGCTTTATATCCTGTTTAAAAGGCAGATCAAAGAAATGATATATGCTTTTACAGGAACTCTCTTTGCTATTATCCGAAGATATCGTTCAAAGCCAATCCTTTATTGTGATTGTGTTAGAGAGATATACAGAGTATTCAATATATTCATCTTAATTGAGAGAGATGAAAAGAAACAAGAGTTTCTTGAACAGTTAAGAGATATAGTGTGTATGGTATTAGAGTTTGATGACGCTTATCGGTATAGATTTCAGGATATCTATCCGGAGATAGACTATAAAGCAATTAAAGAAGATCCAATAAAAGAAATCAGAAGAGTAGGAGAGATTTTTATAGAAAGAGAAGAGAATTCTTCAATGAAAAAGAAATGGGAAATGTTTAACAAGTTTATTGGATTAATAAGATTTAAAAAAGATATGAAGCTGTTTGTAGAGAGATTTATTACAGAGATAGATATGGATAAAATAAAGATGGATGAAGCAGATAGCTTTCATTGCCAAATTAAAGAAGGTTATATGTGGACTAATTTAATAAAAAAAATAATAAAAAAAGAACCAAAAAAAGAACCAGAAGAGGAAGAAGAGAAAGAGAAAGAGGTTAATAAACCTAAAAAGGAAAACATAGAGAAGAATAGAAAAAAAAGAAAGAAAAGATATAAAAATAGAATGATGAGGTCTTAAAAGGTCGCAAAACTAATTAAATAAAATACTATGGCAGATTTTACATGGACACTACAAGGAACTACCGATACTGTAATTATTGATACAGACAAGCTATTTTTTGCTGGTGCTGCTATTGGAGATAAGATTACAGTAGATGCTTATAATGACTCTACTCACGTTAAAACAACTGCAGATGCTGACAAGAGTGAGGACAATGTGCCTAATAATGTGAAATATATTTCAGGATCAACAGCAGACTGGGGGGATGGCACAGAAGATTTAGATCAGATATCAGAAGGAGAATGCACATTAAAGATTAACTTTTCAGAGTCTCCAGCTGTAGCTGTTACTGATATAACTTATTTTTCATATAAAACAGGAGAAGCTACGACAGTTGCGCCAGACAATGTTAATTTTTACGCAGCAGAGTTAGGAGATACAAATTGGACAAATGCAGAAGGAAGCGGAAGTGCTTTATCTATAAGTGATAGTAGTTCAGCTACTTCGCATGATTTCTTTGTTGCGGTATCTTGTAGCCCAACATCAGTAGGAACGAAATCTTTCAAGCAAAGAATCGAGCTTACATACAGTTAAAAATAACCATTAAATGAGGCTTATGAAAGACTCTATCAAATGGTTCTGCTCGTTATCTAATGGCAGAACCTATTACGAAGACAAAAATGAATACACGATAGTAAAAGGCGGATTCTCCCCTTGGGGTAGGTTGCTGAAGAACATTGAAAAAGAGGATTTAAAGATTACATCTTTAGGTCTTTATATGGACAATGGAAGACGATGGAACTTACCAAGTGCAGGAACGAATCCAAGGTTTAGTGCGTTTGATCTAGCAGAAAAGCCAATAAGCTATAATTTCTTTAGAAGATTAGGAGTTGATATTGGAGAAGTAAGAAAAGAAGAGAGATTTGCTGTAGTAGAAGCGATTTATAGAGATAGAAAACTTCAGCTCTGGGTTTCAGAAAACAATCCTGATAATTGCTGGGGTTTAATAGTATGAAGAAATTAAACGCTACAACTTGGAAAGAAGAAGCAAAGACAGACCCTCGTGACAGAATTGATGTTATAATCGGAGATGACAAACAGCCTGATTTTAAACCTCAGTTAAAGATTTCTAGGTGGGATAACGAATGTAATTACAGCATCCGTCTTAAAGACGACACCAAAAACAAAGAAAGTGTCAAAGAAGAAGACGGCAAGATTAAATATAACAAAGGAAATATAGATATAGAGTTCTACCCAGCAGACGATAGTTTTAAAATGGTATGGTTTTTAAAAGAAAAACCAGACACCAATAAAGTAGAATTCACAATACAAAGCAAAGATGTAAAGTTTTATTACCAGCCACCTTTAACACAAAAGGAAAAAGATGAAGGGGCAGAAAGACCCGAAAATGTAGTCGGCAGTTATGCTGTTTATGCCGAAACTCCAAAAACAAATTGGAAAGGCGGAATAGAATACAAGTGCGGAAAAATAGGAATGATATATGCTCCTATTTTAATAGATAGCAATGGCTGGAAAGTGAAAGCACCTTTGAAAATAGAAAATGGGATTTATGAGGCAGAGATACCGCAAGACTTTTTAGACAAAGCAGTTTATCCAATTAAGAGTAATGATACTTTTGGGTATGAAACAGAAGGATCTTCTAGTGAGGGTTGGGATGAATATAGATCGTCTATGATTTGTTGTAAATTTACTTCTGGGGATGCAGGAAAAGGATATTCTATTAAGATTTATGCTCAACCAAATGGTTTTGAAAGTTCAGATAGAAATATAAAATTTGGTATATATGATTCAGATTTTGATTTTATTACAAATGGTGGAACAAATGAGGGAGTTGGAAAATCATTATCTTG